CTCGTCGGGTAGGGCGTAGAAATCGTCAGAGTGTACGAAGTCAGCGAAGACCTTGAGCATCGACTTGATGTCATCGGACTGGAAGATTTCAATCTCGAAGCCCTGCTTGGTTGCCTCAAGCAGCTTCTTGGCGTGAGACATTCCCTGCACCTTCTCGGTGACAAAGGCGTTGCCAGTGCGGAATGACATCTCCTGCATGGCTGTCTCTGGGTCAATCAGGCCAGCCTGGAACAACTCCATCACGTGCTGGTCGCGGTCGCGCGCGTCGAACCGGAAGGCGCTGCCTGCCTCGATGAACACCTCTGGGTTGTCCACGATGTTCTCTGAGCTGATGGCTTGGTAGAGCACTCGGCCTGTCTGGTCGAGCATGCGAACCATCTTAGCCTCAGTGTAGTGAGCCTTCATCAACTCAAGCACAACCTTAGCCATCTCTCGGATGGCGCGCTCCACGTTAGTCTGAGTCTCCTGAAGCTGTGACGTATCACGATCAGTTAAGACCTGCATGGCCTTACCAGAGCTAACACCAACCGCACGCTTACCGAGGCTCACCGAGTGGATACCCGCCACGTCATGCATTTCTGCCTGCGTCCGGGTAATGCTGTCCAAAACATATCCAGGCAGCGGGACTGGCTGAATCTGAGAGGGAGGTCCGCCGGCAGGGTTGAAGTAAATCTTCTCGCCTGGGCGGTTGGTCATCGACGAGGTGTTAACGCCTGCTGTCTTAGGGATGGCCCACTTAGGGTTACCCATGAGCTTGACGTTATGCACAACCTGCGTGCGCTGCTCGTTGTAGAGGCGCTGCAGGTCCAAGAGGGGTTGCATTAGGCCGATTCCCCACAGTCGCCCTGGGACCTCTGTGTAGCGGATAATCTGCACAGGGAAGGTCTTGGTCTTCCACGTGCCCTCGTAGAGGTAGACATCGCCTGCGAGGATGGCGTGGCGGCCATCTCGCCAGTAGACCTCCATCAACTCAACGCGGTCATCAGGAACTGTATGAAGCTCGTAGTCTAGACCTGAGTCATCCTGGCTGCCTGTCTGGGCAGCCGCGACCTCTTCCGACTTGTCAGGGTAGGCCGCCTCGACATCAGACTTGATGTGGTAGCTACGGATAGCCACCCACTGTGAGTCGCGAGGGTTGGTGACCTTATCCTCAAAAAAGAGGTCATAGGGGCTGATGGGCTCACTATGAATGACGTCATCATCAGCGTCGTAGTAAGTATGCATTGCAGTGGTGCCCGTCACCAACAGCCATTGCAATGCAGTGTGAATCTTGTCCTGCACATCCTCTCTGGTCCAGTAGTAGCGCAGAGCAATCTCTGAACTCTTGGACTTGATGATGTCATCGTTGGAGGGGGAGGCGGGGACTACCGCGATAGACGGATAGCTCAGCGTGAGCCGAGCCATGATGTTCCGGTAGATGTTGAGCAGCAGGTTAACCGTCTGGCGCTGACTACCGTCAGGCCTAGCGCGCTGGTTAATCAGGTAGGACGCGCGGTCACGGTCAAAGTTGAGCCACTGCCGCCCTTCGAGGAACATCGTGCAGAGGTCCCACATGCGACCGTAGGTGGTCTTATCGCTACGGGAGGCCTCAATCTGGCTCCCCATGTTATCTGGATATTCAGGCATGCTATGGGAACCTAAAACCAAGGCCATCGACCCTGTCGTACTCATTTCTCTCAGACACGCTCAGGTCTGGGTAAAACACCGGCCCACTTGGTGCAAGCGTAGACCCATAGGACAGGTTGCCAAGCTGGCTACCGGCCAGCTGACCGGCGATATCAGACCTAAGGGAAGGGTTCATCGAAAAAGACCCAGGGGAGATTGAGCCTGTTGAGGAGGTAAGTAGACCTGTTTCGGTTGACGGGTTCTGAGCGTAAGCGCCAAGCGCGCCAAGGCCTCCAGAAAGGAGGCCATCGAGAATCAACTGCCCTGTGGTAGGACCTTGTTGAGGAGCTTCTCCACCCAATTGCAAACGCTCCCCACCCATGAGGGAGGGAGCCATAGGGAGGGGCTGCCTTGGCTTTGGGGCAAGGGCGCCAAAGAGCGCACCGAGCAGTTTAGGGGCTGCCGCGATCAGCCCTGCTGTGATTGGCTCCATACAACACCTCAAACATCTCAGAAGGAGTGGGGTCAACCGAGACGGGGTTCAGGAGGTGGTCAGATTCCACTTCCTTCACCCGCCTCAGCGTGGCCAGAAACCTAGCCAACTGTACCTCCACGAACACCCCACCTGCAAGGAGGAGGGCAAGTAGGATGTCGTGGAGAACAGTCATGCTACACTAGCCCCAGGGGAGCCCAGTCAAAATGCCATTGGCGTTCGGACGGTAGCAGTAGTGGTTGTAGTACCACTTGTAGAAACCCTCCCACGAGTCCTTGCCCGAAACGCGGGAAAGCACTGAGCCATCGAGGTCGGCGAACTTGCCCTCCTCAAGGACTGCGAGCTTCCAACACTTAGTGTTGAGGAAGAGCATCAAGCCTCGGCCAACGTGGCGGCCCGACTTAATGGGGATGCCAGCGTAAGAAAGGCCGAGGAACCCGGCGTCACCGCTGGTGGCGGATCCAGTTCTCGTCATCTGAAGGGTGCCCTGAAGAAGACTGATGTACTTCGCCCGATCAACAGGGTTCATCAAAATGACGTCAGGCTCCATACCGCTGGTGACGCTGATGTTGTCGATCACCTCTTGCATGCGCCCAAGGGAGAGATCTTCAGCAGCGCCGTCACCTGTATCCTTCTGGCACATGATGACCGACTGGAGAATAGTCGCATCATTAGCCACCTGTCCCCGGTCCACTGTAAAGTGAAGCTCAGACCCAAGGTTGCCGTACACACCGACAGGCTCCTTATCAAGGACGGCCTTCGGCACTGCCTCACTAACAACAACAGCGGCAGCAAACCCATTTGACACCACCCCGGCGGTCGTGTCCAGGGCGGCAGTAAAGTCAATCTTGCCGGTCGCAGACTTAGCGACGAAGGTCGCAGCCTTAACCTTCTTTGTTGCAATAACCTCATAGGTATTTACCCCAGAAGGCTCAAGCTCCAAGTTGGTGCAGTTGATGATTTGCACATCAGTATCAGCACCACCGGCAGGAAAGCCCATCGCCGTCGCGAGCTTCTCAAGGTCACCACGGAACTCCCAGTCATCCGCAGAGTTTCGCTTCTGGTTCAAGAAACCGACAACCGTGCCCCCGCTGATGGCGGTTCTGTCTGCGGTATTGCGGACGTCATCCTTGAGCTTATCCATCTCAAGTTCAAGCGCTCCGATAAAGCTCGCGGTGCCGCCCTTGGCAGCAGCAGCAATAGCGGGGCCGGTAACTTGGAACCGGCCGTAAAGGTAGGCCGCCGTGAAGGTAAAGCGCTTGGTGTCCTGAGACCCGGCCGCTTCAAGAGCCTCTCCGTCACCCCTGAACGCGACACCGCTGTTCCGGCCAACATGCACGGGCACAACGCCCTGCTTGCCTGCCCATGAGATCTTGGCCTTCTCGAACATACTGAGGACCATGACCTCATTATTAAGCTGCTCCTGAAGCGGCCCAATGTAAAATTCTTTAAGAATACTACCAAGATGCGAGATATCTGCTGGTGATGTGTCACCCATTTTCTATTTCTCCCTAACCAAAGAGGTTGATGTCGCCGCTCTTCACGGCCTTAAAGAGGGCTTCTGTGCCCTCCTTGATCGACCCGTAGGACTTGCGGTCAGCGGTTCGAGCAACACTTGACGCTCCCGTCCCTGCACGCTTTGGGCGTGAAGGAACACTTGACGATGCCCCGGTAGCCTGAGTCTCGGCCTCTGCAACAGATGCACCGGGGTTCTTCTCAAGATACCGAGCAATCGCCTCTTCCTCGCGCTTTGCGAGCCACGTCGTGTACTGCTCTGCCACTCGACCTAAGTCTACGTTTGGATCACGCTGTACGGCACTGTAGAGAACTTGCTGAAGGTCTGTAGTGAGATTCTTGTCATAGTTGCCAGTGACATCGGCGACCTCTTGCCGAAGACGAACACGTTCAGCGTGGACCTCCTGCTGGTGCAGGCGGGCCTCCATCATGGCAATCTTATCCTTCACTTCTTTCGGAAGGTCAGGGGTGCCATTCAGTAGCCTATCTAGTTCGTCGGAGACCTCTGCTTCTTTCTCTACCGGCTTGGCTGGTTGCAGGTTCCGCATCATCGCAACCTCGTTGCGCATTGCCTCTACCTGCTGCTTGAACAACTCGACCTGCGACACAGCATCCTCAGCTTCGCTGCGATACTTGTTACGCGCTTCGAGTACGCCCTTAAACCGCTTATACGGGACGCGGTGACCCGGTGGTAAAGAACTGTCCTCGTCAGCGCCGTTGCCTGACTTGGCCTCTGTCTTCACCTCGCTCTCGCCGGTTTTGGCCTCAACCTTGTCCTGATCAGCCGG